GGCGAAATCGCATCACCGCCTGGGTCATGGAATCCACATAATCATCGTTCTCCCCGAACGGAAAGGCCGCACATTCCTCAATCACATCCTCGGCAAACCGTTTCTTCGGCGCCCACACCATCCCCGCCTCAAACACGGGACTCACGGCATGCACCCTGGTCACCTTGTCATTACCACGCGAAGGCCGGTAGTTGACCACCGGGATACCCATGTTTCGCAATTCCTGAGTCAGCGGCATACCAGACGCCTGGGACTCCACCAACACCATCTCCGGCTCCCAATACTTGTACTCCTCGCTCGCCATCGCTTTCAAAACCGGAAAATCCCAACGTCCGCGCTTGGCGTCAAGAAGGATAATCGCATCGCTGCTGTCCTCGTTCGGACGAAAAATGCCCCAGGTGGTAATCGCCGAATAATCGGCAGTCTCACTGCGCGAGAACGCAGTATCGTAACTCTGAATAATATACTCAACAGGCGGAATCTTCTCACCCTCCCACATCTGCCACCAGTCGCGCTTGATGATCGCACCTTCCTCGGACGTCGGATTCTGCATGTACTGCGCATTCCACTTCGCCGCCGGCAGCGACGCCTTGACACTCTCCAATTCCTCCAGACTCCAGTATCCGGGCCACAATGCATTCCCCGTTTCCTCAAAAATGGCCGGCAATTCCACCACCTGCCACTGATCGGCATGCACTTCCGTCTGCCGCTTCAGTAACTGTGCCGTCAAATCAATGGTCGACCAACGGGTCATGACAATCACGATCGAGCCGCCCGGCTGCAACCGCTGTCTGGGCCCTGAAGTGTACCATTCGTAGGCAGCATCCAGTGCCGAAGGTGAGAGCGCATCCTGCTCCGAGTGCGGGTCGTCGATGATCAGCAAATCGGCGCCACGTCCGGTGATTGCGCCACCAACTCCGGCGGCGAAATATTCACCCCCGCGGTTGGTTTCCCAACGTCCGGCGCTTTTGGAATCCACGCTGAGGTTGACTTTCGGAAAAACAGCCTTGTATTCTTCGGAATCCATAAGATTCCTTACCTTACGGCCAAAGCGGACGGACAGCTCGGAGGTATGCGTGGTCTGCATAATCTTCATATTCGGGCGGAGTCCCATCATCCAGGACGGAAAGTAGACCGAGGCGAACTCACTCTTGGTGTGCCGGGGGGGCATATTGATGATGAGCCGTTTAATATCCCCCCTGGCGATTTCGTCGAGCTTGTCTGCAAAGACCCTGTGGTGCTCGCCCTCTATGAACTCAGGCCAGATATAACGGATGTAATCCAGAAAGGAATCCTCGACCACCACTTGTGTGTCAAGATTCTCCATACGCCCCTGAAGCAATAAAATCTCACGCATTGCATCTACGGGGACATGACCCAACTCAATGTTTTTCATAACAATAAAGATACTATAGTTTCAAATGTTTTTTTGGGCAAATTATTTGTGGGAAAGGTCATTTTTAAGAGAGAATAGATAGGAGTCCCAATAGCATAAGGGGGGGATGGGTAGTAAGAATAAGAAAAGAAGAAGAAAAGAAATGGAAAGAAAAAGAATCATAAGGTGTTCGTAGGAACCGAACGTTCTTTGTTTGCTCGTACCTCGCTGGCGGGCGCGGAGTAGGGCGGGCGATAATACCCCTATTGCGGGCATTGTGGCACCCGAATGGCACGATCCTGCACACAATCACACACACAATTACCGCACCCGCATAACCCCGCAAATATGGACGCCCTGAAAGCCTTTACCTATAAGGGTTTCAAGGGGTCGCATAAATAGTACTAATAATGGACGCAAATCACACGCATAATTACTACTCTTACCCCTCCCCTACTCCGCTATATGTGTACCCCTTTCCCGATTTTGACCGCCCTCCCCTACTGACAATGAAAAAACCCGCACTTTTTAGGGTGCGGGTTTTAACGGAGGGGTGCGCTTTAGTCGCGGTTGTCAGTTTGTGAAGCGCCTCCGGTTCTTTGTTCTGATACAGGCTGTCTTTCCTGTATGCCCGGTTGTAGATACTTAATCTCCGCGACTAATTCAGGGTCGATGATGCGCACCAATGGCGCCTCGATGTAGCCGGACTGACGATAGCGTCCGGTGCGTTCTACGATGCCCTCGTCGATCAACAGGTCGAGCATCCCTTCATTTTCGGAGTAGTCCTTGAGGTAAATCAAGGCGCGATCATCGAGCAGTTCAGGCTCTACAGGAACCAAGTTGAGGCTGACGCAAGCTATCGCGCTACCGTCCTCGGTGTCGTACATGCTAAGTGCGGTGTTACCATCGCTGTAGTGGGCTATATAGAGCCTACAGCGCCAGTCTTTGAACTGTACCGTAGTCATGATGCACCCCCGTCGTAAAAGTCTCCTGCGAAGTAAGTGTTGTAGAGGATGCGCCCCAGTCTTGGCAAGCGGTACCCGTCCAGTCCACAAGCAAAGGCGTTGATGTCGATGAACTTGGCGTATTTTTTCCCAATGTAGGGATCAGTTGCGCCGGAGGCTTTACCCATTGGACTGCGTCCGTAAATGTCGGCGACTCTATCAATGTCCGCCCCGTTCCACTCCATGCGTAACCATTCGTAACGACGGCACGCCTCACCGAAGAGAAAGGATATTTCCTCGGGCGTGAAAGCCGCATTTAGTTTTTCAACTAGATGTTGTACTTCTTTGTTTTTCATAATACTGCCCCTCCTAAGGGCTAATGATTTAACTTACCCCTCAAAGTCTACAGAAATAGCAGAATACTGCAAGTATACTGACCACTTTTTAGACCAGGGCAGAATTCACCCTGGCATCCTCCGCCGAGGCACCTGGGCGGTGCTTAATTCCTGGTGCATAACCGGTTCATGATCGGGGTATTATTTTTTTTTTTTTAGATCGCAGTAGAACGCAAAACAGAACGCAAATAGAACGCAAAATAATATTATGCGGAGTAGATCGCAGAAGCATTTTATATTATGCGGGCATAGATCGCAGAAACTACGGGCATTGTAGCAATTCGAGCATCCGAGCCGGCACCGGCGGAGTAGGGGGGCGGGGCGCCCCACTCCACGCCCCTCGATGCCCCGATGCCCGCCCAAAACTACAACGAAAGTTTATCCGGACGGGGGGCGGGCGGTCATTATTTCCAAAAAACTAGCCTTTACATAAGTTTTTTATTAACCGCCGTTAATCAAATTAATTGCCCGTTTAATGCATATAGTTGTATACATAGAGTCTACACTTTGAGATAATGTATCTATGAAAAACTATTTTAAAACGGGGGTTTAATTATGAGTAAAACAAAAACTGTAATTGTTCCATATTACTACAACACAAAAACCAAAAAGACTGTTTCCTTCTTTGGCAGTTGTCCTTGGTTCACAGAAGAAGAAAAAAAAGACTGGATTATTAAACGCCGAGAAACAACTGAATACACAAATTATGATGGAACGATTACTTATGGTCGTCCAGCAATGTAAGGGGGCTTAATTATGTTTTATTCATACGCCATTCAAATTTCAAACTATAAGGATAAAGAACCAATAATGGTACCTTGGGGGCATGTATGCAAAGTTTATAAACTGGGCAACATACCATGCCCCACAACGCCGGAATTGATAGCAGTCAAAAGAGGACTCGCAAAAGTACACGGTTTAACACTTGATGACGTGATTATCTATGTAGATGAAACGCCAATATTATGAACATTCAAAAACAAAACCGCCCCATTACATACGAAGTTATGAATACTGTATTTCATTATGACGGGGGGCATCAATGGCTAAAAGTATCAACTGCACAAATGAAAAGAGTTAATGTTTTATTAAACCAATTCAGTCATTATTCTTATGTAGATAATAGCACCCCGCCAACTTACTATCTTGAGGGTGATTGTCATGCTGAATTATTTGTTACAACTGCTAGAAATCAGGGTATAGAGGTTGTATGGACTGACCATGATGATGGGGAGCGGTCATTCATTAGAAAATTAAACCGTATTAATCCCAAGCCGGTTACACTCGCAAGACTTCCAAACACACTAGCCAAAGAGCTCAAAAGAGAGGCAATAAATCGGGGCTACAGCGAAGACTGGCTAGACAATCATTTAGAAATAATCCATATCAAATAATGCATACTCATTTTAATCTTAAGAGTGGCAATAAAAAACTGGGATTAATACCAGTCAGCACAACCGAACGCGCCAGTTGCCCCCCCAGTTGCCCCTTAAATGATGGATCATGTTATGCCATTAGTGGCTATTTTATTAGTCACCATTGGCAACATGTAACCAACAAAACAAGGGGCAACAACTACGGTGATTTCTTAGCCCGTGTTAGTGCATTAAAGCCGGAAACATTCTGGCGACATAATCAAGCCGGTGATTTAGCCGGCACCGGCGAGACTATAAACTTCAACAAGTTAAAAAAACTAGTTGATGCCAATAGAGGCAAGCGCGGGTATACCTACACCCATAAACACAACAACACGGGCAACTATAAGAAGATTAAATACGCCAATGACAACGGGTTCACCGTCAACTTATCGGCTGATTCAATAGAGGAAGCCGATAGACTGTTAGCCCTAGAAATTGCCCCAGTTGTCGTTATATTGCCCAGTACCGAGAACTACAACCATACAATCACCACGCCGGCGGGAAACTTGATCAACATATGCCCCGCCACTTACAACGATAAAATAACCTGTAAAAATTGCCAGTTATGCCAAGTCCGGAACCGGCTCAATATTGTGGGCTTCCCTCTCCACTAATACCATGAGAGATTCAAACTTAAAAACATTCACCGACAGCTTCAAGAAAGTTAAATCATTCGGCTTTGTTCCGAGTGGAAATATCCGGTCAGCAGATCGCAGAACGCAGACCGCAAATATTCTTTTTAAAGCGTTGATGAGTGTTGCCAATGACGACACCCAAACGCTCGCAAAATGCTACGTTGGAGGAGAGGACACAGCACCACAATACGTTAAGATAAACAGCGACACAGATTTTAAAAAGATCGCAGAAGCAAGCACCAAACATGATTTTGAATTCACCATTATTGAAATTAAAAAGGAACAACTATGAGTAAACCAAAAATATACGAAAGACTTTATGTTGATGAAATTGTTGTTCCAAAAGATGAAGAAATAGCATCAATTTGGGTAACTTACGGAGACGGTAGTAAGGAAGAATTAGATTGGGAACACGCATTTTTTGAAAACGAAGACGGAGAAGAATGTAACGAAGATGGTAGTAAATACAAGGAAGAACTATGAACAAACAAAATTGGTTTATCGTGCTATGCGTATCTCTTAGAGATAGAGCGATATTAATTAGGGAAAAAATTTACGCTATAACCCTAACCAATTTTATGAGCAAATGGTTTAGCCTTCTATGTGTGTGGCTCGAAAGAGTGAGGTGGCTATTTATTGAGACTGGTATCACGCACAATCAGTCTCGAACCATTGATAAAGGGGAGAGAGTCTGATGAGTAGACAAAAACACTACGAATACTACATAGGTGGTTTTTACTATGAGGGCAAAAAACCCAATGTAAGCCATGTAATTATTTTCAATAAAGAGGGTACACCTATCGAGGAAAGCGAGGGTTTTTCTCCCGACTATAACTGCACGGACACAGATGGTGTTTGGGATTTTAGCAATATTGTTTTAACGGAAGAACCTCACGATCATTGCGTTGTTGTTGAATATAAAACAAACAAGGTTTTAGGTTTGGTAGATATATTTGATGAAGAAGATGACTGCTTGAAGCATTTAGACGAACAAGGACAGGAGGTGTTTGATGAATGAACAACAATTTTATGTGACTGTTTTATGGGGCGAGAATCCCCAATCGAGCGATCAGGTGCCGGAAACCCACAGTTTTAAAACACGGGAAGAAGCAATGGCATTTGCCTATGGCATCAACAAATGCTCAGGTTGGATGAACGCCGGCACAATCATTCATCCTAAACAACAGTCTTTTACCCCCTACGATTTTGATCAGGACGAAGAAGATTTTGACGAGGAATACAAAAAACTTTGGAAAGAATACACCCAGTCAGGATGGAAAGATATAGAAGAAAAACAATGGATAATTTAGGAGGCATCTGATGACTGAAAAAGTAAATAGCGATGAATGGTTTGACAAGTACAAGCCCATACCAAATGGGATGGATGAGGGTACTTATTTCGCAGTAGACGGAATTAATTTTTCCTTTGAAACTTATGGAAAAGAACTGGACTTCATTCTGGATCAAATGGCTCAAAAACAGAACGACCAAAACATATGGACTCTACTGGAGTGCGATGGGACTACAGTAATTTCCAATGGCTATCACCTAGTCAATAGGCTTGCCTATTTTGTTTGCGAGAACAAATGGACAGGGGAAAAAGGACAAATCGATTACACAGATTTTTTAGAGGAGGTGTCTGATGAGTGAAATTATAACTTCCGAAGAATACAACATAAGAGGCTACCAAGAATGGAGAAAACACGTCAATGAATGGAAAAAGTTTAGAAAGAGTTATGAACCCATTCCTTTTCTGCCTATGTATCAATTTACCAAGCCTGATAGAGAACCAAGAAATTATGGCTACGTCTTAGTAACAGCGCATGGCGCAAATTGGTTTAGAACAAAAAGAGAAGCTGTTAAAAAGAGGAGAGAAAGACGATGAAATATGAAGTATTAGTAAGTGAGCATTACGCTACATCTGTGGTTGTAGATGCGGATAGTGAAAAAGAGGCGATGGATAAGGTCGATCAAGGAGATTGGTACGACAACGATATAGTTAAAAAGAAACTTATTGATTCATTTACTGTTGAAGCAGAGGCAGTAGACAATGATGAATGACCAACGGTCACACCCTACTCTCAAGATTTGCTATGCATATCATCTCCTATTGGGGACTGGGTGTGATCTCATTGCGTGCAATCGTGCGCAAAAATAAAAAGAACGCAGATCGCAGAACGCATAATGCAGAACGCATTTGGCCGCACAACAACGCCCGCACATTAAATGCCTGGCCTGGTCAGAAATATCTTGTATATATACTCGGAGTATGCATAATAGAATAATGGGAAACTTAATCTGATGGCCAAACCGGAAACATACTCGACCGAGAAAGCATGGGGACTCACCCCTCAAGAAAACGCACAGGCCAAGATGTTTGAATGCCTGGCAAATGGACTGCGTAAAGAAAACGAACACCTCCAAAAAGAAATTGTCTCAAAGGATATATACATCGAACAACTGGAAGCAAAAATAGAATCGCTAAGAGCATACCAAAAGAACCACATGAAGGGAGAAAGCTGATGAGTAAACCAAAAGAATACACAGTTAGTTTTATGCCTTTTGATACTCTGCAATACGATTATGTTGTAGAGGCTAAAGACGAAGATGAAGCATATGAAAAAGGCAAAGAAGTACTAATAGAGGCTATTGGGTATGATGCTTCAAAAGATTGGGAATGTAGTGATATCGAGGAGAAGAAGTGATGAAAACATATAGAGTAAGTGTTTGTTATGAGGAAGGCTTTGTTGTAAAAGTAAAAGCTACCTCTAAAGAAGATGCAGAGGAAAAAGCTAAAGCAATATGTGATGAATATTCAGGTGTATATGAATCAATGATTGATGCGAAAGGAATTATTGGAAAGATAGACACCGTTCATAGAGAAGCATTAACACTTGATGCAAAAGAAGTGATGTATTACTACATGGTTTATGACGAAATACGGGACGGAGAACATGAGTACGATGAAAGTTACCTTGGCTATTCGTCTTATAAATTAAACACCGAAACGGACGGGGACAAGGTTGCTCTCCACAACTGGTTTGAAGCCTACGAGTCAAATGGGGATATTTGGAGTGATAACAGAATTATCTGTTGCACTTTAGAAGAAATTGACAAAAAAGAATTTGATAAAAGAAAAGAGTTTGTTGGCACGTCCAACAACATCGGGGAGTGGATAACAGATGAGTGATGTTAGAAACAAACCTTGCATGAGCCATTACCCTGACTTTGACCACCATTGCGCATCAAAAGGTCAAGGGTGTGAGTATTATGAACCAGAAAACTGTGGTAGAGCCAACAAAATCAAAAGAATTTTAGGTCTACAAGGTAATGATACTGACAAAGAATATTACCGAGTAGCTGATGTTATTTGTGATCTTAAACACTTTTGCAACAAAAATAATATTGATTTTGATAATGAGTGGGAACGAGCAGAAGAATACTATGCCACAGAAACAGGAGAAGCCTGATGAGCATAGAAATTAAAATACATTCCAGTATTGTCATGGATGCCATTGAACAATATGTAAAAGAACAATACGGACTCGATGCTGACTTGGATATCCACTCGGAAAACTGTGCAGTATCAGAGAGGGTGGTCATAATTGACTACAAAAAACTAGACCCGGTCTATAAAAAATACAAGAACGGACGCATAGTCAAGGGCGAATATGGACATCCCGTCATTGACCATAAAAAATCCAAACTTGTAGACAAGTGGCTAGAGTTTGATGACTCTTGCGAGATTACTTTTCATCTCAACAATAGGGAAGGTTGGTAATGTTCATTCACTTCAAAACCTGGGAGACTCTTTTGTGGCTTCTGTTTGGGCTATTGTTTTTGCCACTATATTTATATGATGATTTTAAGGGGAAGAAGTGATGAGCGTTGAAGACTTTGATAAAAGACATCAAAGCATTATTCCACCACTCAGTCCAAATGAGTACATCAATCTATTGGAGACTTTGATAAAAAAAGAAGTCTTGGGAAAGGAATATGGCGAGGATGAATGGTTTTATTGCCCTTGTGAACTAAGCGATAAGCTGTTCATTTTCAATGTGTTTGATACTGAGAGTGGTGCTTATGGCGATGAAAAGGGATCGGTAGGAATAAATATATATGCTTGTGATGACATCAACACAAAAGATGCTCACAGCGAAATGTATCAGATCTATTGATTTAAAGGAGAATCCTGATGAGCAAACCACAAGTAGTAGAGTGTCAGAAATGTGAAAACCACTATTTAGAAACAACGGTTTTTATTAAAGCCTGTCCCTTTTGTGGAAACAAAGACACACAAAAAACAATATATCTATCTCCTGATGGCGAAATGTATTGGGAAGGATTAGCCAAACTGCAAGGAGAATCCTGATGCCTGATCAGCTTTTAGAATTATTAAGAATCCTGGCAATCATTTTTTGTTTTGCCGCACCGGCTTACATAATGTTTAAATATCCAGACGAACCAGAATGGTGAGGAGAAACCAAATGACTAAGAGAAAGAAACAAGCAATTATTTTACTAGCACTATCTGTGCCTATGATGTGGTGGGGATTTACCAACTTCATGTCTGGCACAACTAACAGCACAGCTCTAGCTATGGGAATCGCTCTTTCTTGCACCCTCGGCTCTCTATTTGCCATCAGCGGTTTAACAATGCTAATTACCAAGAACTCATTGGGGATATGGAACCCTGATGATAAAGGAAAAAAAGATCGGGGAGTTGTACTTGCGTCTCAAGCAAATGTTGGCGATTCCCTGGTCGAAAACTTATCAACCGCAGATAAAATCAGACAGCGAAACGAGGCGGCTATTGATAACCTGGTGACTAAGACAACGGATAATGCTATAAAAACTTTAACCAAAAAACAAAAGGTGAAACCAATGGTAAAAACAAAAGACACTTCTGTTGCTGACTCAGTTAAGGAAATTAGAGAGTTGGAAGAAAACCTCGTGCAATCAGAAGAAATAATTAAAAAAGAAACTCTTAATGTAAAAACCACAACAGAAAAAATAGCAGTATTAAAACACAACCTAGCAAAAGACAAAGCTGTAAAAGAGTTGCTTGCCATAGTAACCGACTATCAACTAAAACAATGACAACACTAACCACATCCGAGCAAAGAGAACTTGACTCGTTCAGACTTGACGAGGAAGAAGCCCGTAAAGACTTCGAGCATATACTTTGGCCATCCGACTATCAACTAAAGGGTGATGAGGTGCAGTGGTTCCTCTTTGGCGACCTGGGGGTACGTCTGGAAACCAAAGGCGACAAGCTGATTCTTATGGTCATGACTGATCGAGGTGGCGATAATGCCAAATGCATACTCAACCTACCCCCCATCGATGTCAAAAGATAAATCCAAGATCAAAGACTTGGCAGAAATGATTGCCGATGCCTTATTGGATCATCTTCAAGAACAGGCAACCATATCCGTTGACTGCAAGGTTCATGGGCGCTTTAAGCACATCCCCATCCCAATGGTAAAGCCAGGTGTCTGTCCAGACTGTTACTTCAACGATGAACTTATCAAAGAAATATCCAAAGACAAAGACTGGATCGATCCATCCAAGCTGAATTAATTTCACCGGTTGATTCAACCCTCATCCTCCTCGTCAACCATCTCATCCTCGATCGCCGCTTCTTCCGAATAAACATCTTCCGAAGCAACATCTTCCGGAGTAACGTCTTTCACCATCGGCGCCAGTTTGTGCTGTTCCATCAGGTTCCGCAATCTCGCCTCGACTTCCTGGCGATCCATCTGATCTATCTTCCCGAACTTAACCTCTTTCCTGTCCACCATCAGGCCTGCCAGTTTAGCCCGTCCCAACTCTGCGGTTACTGCCGCCCCGAATGATCCTTCCTCGAGCGCCGCATCCCGGATCTTCTTCAAATCTTCAGCAACCTTTTCAAACGTGATCTCGTATTTCTGCCTCTGCATATATTGCAACTCCTGGATACGTTCTTGCACATGCCTGTACCTTTCATGATTCAGCATCCTTGAAGCCATCACCTCCGGATGCCTGTATCCCGCACGCAACGCACATTCGGATTGTTTCAGATCCTGATACACATACATCTCTATAAAAAGACGTTGCATTTTGCTCAACTTTTTTCTTTTCGCCACTTTATACTCCTAGTAACCTTAAAACTTCTTCTCCAAACACGCGCCTAAAAAAAGGAGGATGTCGGTAGAGGGGAGGTTGTTCTATACAATCCCTTCCTCTCTCCTTTAGGAGAGCATACCACCATACCGCCATACCATGTCCGTTTTATAGGCGTTTCAGAGGCGATGGTATGGCGGTATAGCATAGTATGATCATACCACCATACCATGTATACTTTCCTTATTATATAGGGGTTTCAGAGGCACATGGTATGGTTTCTGAAAAGGCACCATACCATCCATTTTATACCCGTAGTCTACCGTATTTACACCAAGGATAAGCCCTTTTTTTTCTTCCATTTTATACACTTTCAGTATCCCTCTAGTAAGGCAAATTGCGTACAAAAACAGGGGTTTGTTCGCCCACATACGCGCCGGTTACATTAAACTCCATGTGTTCGAGCGCCTCTCCCCTCTCCATGCCGTCACGTTGCATCAGGATGTCCACGCATTTTTCGTAGCTGTAGACGGCACGCGGCAGATGTACAGGCCTAAATTCCGTGACCCCGATGAAGGCCTCGTCAAAGCCGTCGGCGGTCAGCATCCATTCTTCGTTTGCTCTCAGGTGTTCTGCCCACTCGTCCAGAGATTCCGATGCCAATACCGTTGATTCCATTAATATCTGTGTGCCAGAAACAATTCCCAGCTCTAATGCCTTGTTGTATTTGTCCACCGTTCTTCTGTTGTACGTTGTTCGTGCGAGTTCCAATGGGAACGCCGCGAAGTTTTTAAACAGAGCGCCCCATATTCTTTTCGCCATGCGCCTTGTCCTTTTGTAGTTAGGCAACACATGCTTGGGTATGTATTTATCTTTCTTCATTCTTCAACCCTCCCGATTAGTTTTTCGTAGTTTTTAGGATCCGATAGCCCCTTGTGAAGCCTGGGCAATAGCCATTCGATAATGCGTAGTTTTCTTTGCATGTCTTGCCACGCAAGCAACGCTGCTCTTTCGCTGATCATGCTTTCTTTGTCTTTCATTCTTCTTCCCAGGGCTTGACCCCCTCGTTAGTTATTAACCAATGCCAGGTTTGTCTGCCCGGTATCGCATGCGTGAGCACCCGCCCACCGAGGTATTTCTGCACATAGCTGACTGCGGCTTTTCCTTTCAGCTGACCGCTTGCCAGGCCTCTGTCTTTCAGCGCCTTGCGGGCTTGCAATTCAAGCTCTGCGCGTGTGTAGAATTTCGTTTTGTCCATCGAGTTCGCCACCGTGTGCGCGATGTCGACCTCATCAATCTGTTTTTCCGCATCGAAATCAACGATGTTCCAGAACCCTGTTTCAAAATTGAAGTACGCCGAATGACTCTCGGGCTCCCTTGCGTTCCTTGCTTCATAGAACAGGGTAACGTTCGGCTTGTCGCCGAGCAGTTTAATGCCTGAGTCAAACCATCCTGCAAATGCAGAGCCGCCACGCGCCGACATGAAGCTCATGTCGTCCTGACGTTCCTTGCCGGTGTGATGGGCAAGGATTGCGGTCACCCGGTAGGTATCGATCAGCTTGTCCACCCTCGACAGGAACTTCTGCACATCCTCGTTCTTGTTCTCCTCGCCGGAAAAGAAGTTGATCACCGGATCAATCATGATCATGTCGGGTTCATGGAACTCGATCGAGCGTGCCACCATCTCGATGTCGGCATCACGCATCAGGTTTTTCTGCAAGCGTCCGGTGACGATCAGGTTCTTGCCCAGCAAATCTGTTTTCTCTTTGTCTTTTTCATACGCCTTAAGGTAGAGATCCACTCGGTCCCGGATGTAGGCATCGATGATCTCGGCCTGCAACCACATGACTTTCATCGGTCTTGGGAAAGGTTTCCCCATGAATTTCGTGCCTGTTGCCGCCGCTGTTGCGAACGCGCCGATCCAGTGGGACTTGCCGATCTTCGGCTTGCCCAACAGCAGTATCCGTCCGCGTTCAAAGATAAATTTGTCGCCCCAATACTCGGTCGGGGTTGGGATATCCAGTTGGCGGAACTCACCCCACGGCATCAGACCCAGGGGATCGGTCTTCTCCGGTTTGTCTTCCGCCAGATTCTCGATCGGATCTTCCTGTTCCAAAATCTCTTTCTGTTCGTCTTCAAGATGGATCTCCCACTTGCTCGTTTCCCACCTGAGCATGCCCATCTCTATGTCTTCCGGATGTCTCTTTATATGTCCGTTGACGATAGACATCGTCGTAGTTGTAACCTCTATAGGTGACAGCGGGGGTATGTTTGTCTGGTTCCAGTCCTGTGCTTTAATCATGAGTTCACGCTGTCCCCAACCCTCCCTGATCCAACGTCCGACCAGGCGTGCCAGCTTGTCGTTGCGGGTACCGATGTCGGCACCGTGATCATCAAGGGTAGCCTTCACGATGGAAGTGACTTTCCCCTGATTGTTAAACTCGGCAACTGCATTCAGGTCCTTCTGCCCCAGGCACGGCAATGCGTCCATGCTGTCAAAGACGTATTGGTTGGGCGCGGCGAAAAAATAATCCTGTGAGGGGCACAGCATTACATAGCCGCCGACGCCCCGAATGTCCAGTTTGTTGGAGCCGGCAGAGTTTCTGATCTCAAGGTTCGGGTTGACGCTGTAGAGGAAGTGAACGCCTCCGCGCGGGGTTGTTTGTCTTAACGGCGAGCGCATCACCGCGCCGCTGTCAACAAAATCGATAGCCTCCACGCTGTCTGCATCGAGGACCACGAAGTTGATGCCGGTCAACGCCGCCCAATTTGCCTTTGGAAACTTGTCAAGCCATGTAATTAGCTCCTTCTGGGTGGGTTGTACACGTTGATAGTGCTCCCATTTTACCCGTGGGGTTTTCGCCCAGCGTGACTTGACTTCCTCCTCGGTTTCAAAGGTGTGCCGCTTGCGGAAGTATTCTGGAATGTACTCTTCTTTGGCGCCGCAGGGAATCAGGTGAAAGCTGTGTTCCCAAAAACTCCACAGCATTTCTTCCCTGGCTTCTTCGGAGAGGTCAGTCCATGTTTCGTTTATATGAAGGACCAAAGACACGGAAAAACTCAGGAAGCATCTTGGTTTTCGGTGGCTCTTATTGCTCGATCCACTTCCATATTATGGGTGTCACCGTAGATCGACTCCCAATCCAGTAAACCGTTGCTG